TGTGATTCTGTGCCCGGTATGTTTATAGCTCCCGGTTCAAAGTCTATTGTTGCGCCGCCGTCTTCTTCTGGTATGACCTCTACTGGTCCTTTTTGTTCTTCTGGTTCCTGAACATCAACCTGTTGTAGTTCCTCTTCCGATGGAACTTTAATTTCGGTTCTAGTGTTCGGGAGTCCTTTATCTATTTCTGCCATTTAATACTCCTATGTTTTGATACCACGTTTTAATAGACCTGACAAGCCCTGTGAATCAGGGTTCATGGATGTTAGCATAGCGCCTGATCTATCGCCTGCTTCTTTTGCAATACCACCCCCTGCTGCTGCAAAACCTCTTAAACCACTTCCTATCATAGATAGATCAAGATCAAATGGATTAGCAACGTTGGTTTGACCAACTATTTCTTTTTCTATATCACCTATAACGTTTTGTGTTTTTTTAAAAACTGGTTTATTTATTGGTTCACCCATAGTTCCTGATGCTCCATAAGTTGCCTCTTTACCAAATATTTGTTCTTGTTCTGATAAAGGCATGCCTCTTAAATAATTTCTTTGTTTTAATAAATTTTTAGTAGAATCTTTAACTCCAACAGATCTTAATAATTTAACATGACCCACTATTTCAGATGTGTTTGCTTCACTTAAGTTTTTTTCTATAAGTTTACCATTTTCAATTTTATATATTGTAGGAGCTTGGTTAAGCATTTTTTGATTTAATTGTTCTTGTGTTTTTTCAGGCATTCCTAAAGTTTCAATATCACTATCTGGATCTACATCTTTAAATCTAGATTTTAGTTTTGTAAAAAACGATCCCGAACTTCTAGCATCATCAGTTTCGTCTTGCATTCTTTCCGCATAAATTCTTTCAGCATCTGTCATTTTAAATTTATTATTTAAATTATCGGTTGCTTGTTTTAATTGAACATCAATATTTTTTACATCTTGACTTGTATCACCAACATAATCAAAAGCACCACCTCCAGATAAATTTTCAAGGTTTGCTTTTTGATCTTCTAAACTTTGTATTTTTGTTAATTGATTTTTGTAATCAATAGATTTACCAATAATACCTGCAATCTCTGGTCCAAAGAATCTATCTGCTTCTAACATCTCGGCTTTTTTAGTTTGATTACCTGGTAACAAATACTCAGACGCTCTTAATAAAGACTCATTTAAACTATCTCCCATACCCACTCTAACTAAAGAATCAGCAGCGACATATAATGCTTCAGGTATGATACCATACTTCATGATACCTCTACCTAAACTTGCTGCCCTGTTTGCAAAAGCTGCAAAATTTTTAGCCTGTGCAGCAGTTACATTTTTCATTCCAGAGTTAATATTTCTTACACCTCCTTGATAACAAACATCTAAACTAGGAGGGCTTCCTTCTTGAAAACCTGCTCGTCCTCCTTGTGATTTAAATCCTCTACTACATCTTGGATCTTTACTTAGTGTTGCAATTAAATTTTTAATTGGAAGAGCATCTGTCTTTAAAACAAATTTATTTTTTTTAGCTATTGCTTTTATATTTTTTTGTTCTTCTGGAAGAAGATCATTAAAATATTTAATATGTTTAGAAGGATCTAAATTTTCTCCTGTTACGATTAAAGGTATTTTTACACCTGGATTAGCTCTCATAAAAATTCTAGCTTCACGGTTATGATTTGCAACATTAGTAAAATCTCCTTTTAATATTTCATCTAAATATTTAGATGAAAATGGAATATCTATTTTAGTGTTTTTAAGTTGATTTATATCAGCATCTATAATTTGAGTTAAACCTGTATAACCAGGTAAACGTTTATATGTTGCAGATAAACCAGCGACTTCATCTATGGCTTTACCAGGTTCTTTTAAATCATATAGAATAGCTCTAGTATTTCTAGTTGTTCCACGTTCTAAACCAAGCGCAGCATCTCTTGCAGCAAATTTCATATTTCTTATAGTACTTGTCCCAAATTCAAAATCAGACATATTACTTTTTATAAAAGAAATAATTTCTTTTGCATTTTGTGGTTTTTGTAATTTACCAACTTCTCGTGTGTCTTCTAAAAATTCTAAATATCTAGATACTCTTTTAGAAACATTTTCTAACGCAGCTATTTGATCATACTCGTTTAAAGAGTCATATCCTTTAATTAATTTTTTAGTTATATTTAAAACATTTAATTTTTTTGGATCTTTGGCTCTTTTAAAAAATGGAGCTATCTCTCTTACTTCGTCAGCTGACCTAGCTAATCTAGCTACAGATGAAGCTTTATTTGCAGTCCACATTCTATTTTTTTTAAAATATTCTGGTGTGTAATCTTTAATTAATTCAACATCAGGGCCTATTATTTGTTTTAAATTCATTTTTTCAAAATGTTCTTTTACTTGTGGAAAAAGTTTTTTACCTTGGTAAGATTTACCAGTTATATATCTTCGCACATTTAATGATTCTTGTGTTTGATTTAATCCATCTCCTTTTCTAAAAATTTCTATCCAATTTTCAGCTGAAGGATCTTTTTTCCATTTGTTAATTCCTTTTAATAGAACAACATATTTTTGTTTTGTTTTTTCTGGAATATCTATATTTTTTAAAACATTAGATGGTGAAACATATTTGTCTTCTCTATACCCCTGCCTCGTGCCACCAAAACCTGGTTGCACTAACATACCACCACCGGCCATTGGATTACGTTTCATAAAATCACTGTAAGCTTCTCTGTCTAATGCTTGTTGTGGTCTGTCTATCTTATCTGCTGTTGTAACTTGTTCATCATCAAAGAGATCCATTAGCTCTATGATTTTTTGATCTAGTTCTTTCATTACTCACCTAACATTCTAGCGATACCGCCTGATGCGAAGTCATCGTAGTCACTTGGATCGTAGTCACCTTGTCTTCTAATTACTGCATCTGACTGAGCTTCAGGATCTTCTGTTATTTGTCTGGCTCTTTTTCTTCGTTCAATATTTTTCAAAAGTTCTTTCATGCTTGGTTTTTCACCTGTTGCATATTCTTTTAGTTTAGATACATCAGAATCTAGATCTCTGATACTTGTGCCACCTACTTCATCTACGTCTATATCAAAATCATCTGGACCTTGTGCTCTACCAACCGGACCTGACTCTGCTACTTCAAACTCCGCTGCAGGGTTTGGTGCTCCTTCATCAGGTAAAGGTTTTTTATATTGCATTGAAACTGTATCTTCAAATGTATTTGCAGGACTATCATACTCTACTCTAACAACACCATTATCCATGTCTTGTGTTACACTTACAGTAGTATCTTCGTCTAATTTTTTTACGTGAACAACTTGTCTCTCACCTGTTGCTAATTTTTTAGTAAAATCATCACCTTCAAGAATGACTTTGTTAACTAGTTGATCAAACCATTCTGGTTTACCTGCAACGTCTGCAGTTTTAATTATTGGAACTTTACTAACTGTCTTACCAATTTTAAATGGTTTTAAAATTTTACCAACGATTGGTATTGATGCAGCACCTGCTAAAAATTTTAAGAACGTTCTTCTGTTCATGCCATCTTTTAAACCGATACGCCCACCGTCTGCTTTCTTTTCAGGATCATCGTCTAATTTTTTCTTTATATTAGCAATACCTTTTTTATTGCTCTCTTCAATTTTTTTCTTAATCTCTGCCTCAGTCATATCTTTTAATGACTCTTCTGCTGATTGAATTGGCGCTGCAATATCATCAGGACCACCTCTACTACCTGGTGGTGGTAGATCGTCATCAATTGCTTTTAAACCTTTTCTTTTATTTTGCATTTTATTAAATATGTTATCAAACATACCTTCTTGCTTGCCACCCATGATAGGTTTGTTAGGATCTAGTTTGTTGCCTTCTAGATCAAATACTTTTGCTGACTCTGTGTTTTTGATACCAGATTGTGCTGCTTCTGCTTTTTCCATAGCCTTGATCTGATTAATAATACCTACTAATTGTTTTTCGCTGGTAATAGATTTTGGGTCAATGCCTCTACGCATTAATAGATCTTCCATCATCGCTGTTTGAAAATCTACTTTTTGTGGATCTTTTAATGTAATCATGATGCCGTCGTCAGAACGACCAGCTATCATTTTTGCAATATAGTTTCTAATAATTTTACTTAATTCTAAAAACTTTTTCATTAATAATACACTCTTCTAGGTTTCTCTGCCTTTTCGTCTACGTAATCTTCAGGGTGACCGATTAGACCGCCCTGCCTGAATCGCATAATCGCTTGTGTCGTAGAGTCCACAAGGTCATCATGATCGCCGTAGGGGAACGCCGCGCATTCCTCAATGACTTCCTCGGCAAATTTTTGCTCGGGAGCCCATATCATACCAGATTCGAACAAAGGTGCAACCGCATTTACACGGGCGTGCTTGTCGTTACCTTTGCTAGGTGTAAAGTTCACAACCGGTATGTCCATGTTCCGTAGTTCGTAAGTCAAGGGCAAACCACTAGCTTTTGCCTCAACAATCACAGATTCTGGTTTCCAATATTGATACTGCTCTAAAGCCAAACGTCTTAGTTCTGGAAACTCGTATCGTCCTTTTACAGCATCAAGTAATATAAGATTAGCTCCTGAGTCCTCATCAGGATAAAATATACCCCATGTTGTTATCGCACTGTAATCTTCTC